GCATAGTTACCTGTCGAAATCCAATCGGTAGGGTCTCGGAAACCGATACCCATACCTGGAATTGACTTAGTAATACTCTTTCTAAATTTAGAAATATCAAAATTCTTAGCCATTTTGATCTCCTAAATTATTGTGCGTTACGACTGCGAATCTTTGCAAGAATATCCTGTGCACGACTTGCTGCGGTTTCATTAGATGACGCAGGTGCGGTTGCAACCATTGCTACAGCTTCTGCTTCATTAACTTCCGGTTCTTCTACCTTAGCAGGTACAACAACCTGTACCGGACGAGATTGCCGAGCTACTGAAACAGCGTCGTCTTCGTCAATAATATCACTGCTCACTGCTGCAGGCATTGCTCCATTATTAGGACGATAACCCTTAGGCTTATAATATTGACCCCAACGATTCATATCAAACGCATCGCCTGCCAATGATGCTTCGAGCATTTCAAGACCGACCTTAGTTTCTACATCATTAGGACGCTTAGGTAAAAAGCTCTTAAGATCAAACAATCCGTACTGATTAATAGCTGCTAGTTCAGCTTCGGTCAATGCACGTTCACGTCGAGCCCACCCACTAGAATTATAATCAGCAAATTTACCTTTGGTATTTTTAACGATCCTAAAATCAAGGCCGTTTACCGGGTCAGTAACCAAATGCGGAATATCATTATCTAGCAATGCTTTAGGAATCAGAGGAAAGATCTGAGGACTAATAGCGAATCGGCGAATTGGATTTTCCGGAACACGATCTTCGACAAGCTTACTTGAAACAACGAAACCTTGGAATAGATATGTACGTTTCTTCCAATATTTACTTCCGAGATCATTATACTCTTTAGCCTTATCGAGATTACCTTTAGCAGCTTCGATCTTTTCTAGTTTATAAAAGCCACGAACTTCTTGTAGAATCGGGCATACTTCTTTTTCTCCATACATTTCCATGCATGGAACTTCTACAATAACTTCTCTACTATCGGTTTCACCCGCGATTCCGGCGAATGGCATTTTAATTACTGCGCGTTCTCGCCAAAAGTATGTATTGTTAGGATCAGCATCTGGAAGGAATCGAACTTCCGTTGTGCTATTATCTGGAGCGTTCCAGTGTGGGAAAATCGCATTATCACCGCCGGTGCGTGATGAACTACTACGATCTTGCTTTGTACTTTCTGCCTGAAGTTTTGCCCGAATTTCTGCCAATGTTGCCATAATTTTTCTCCTTGTTTAGTATGTATTATGTGCCACTTCTTCTTAAGCCACTACTTAAAAAGAAAAAGTGTGTATAAGTTAATATACACACTTCTATTTATAATTGCAAGAGTTTTAAATTATTTTTTTAGACCGGAAAGTCTTAAAATATCTTCAAATGCTTGCGTAGTTTCATGATGTTGTTTTGCTTTCTTAGATAAATGAATAATATATGCTTTAGCATACTTAACCATTTTTTCACCGAATTGTTTTTCAACTTTAGTTACAATGGCCGGTCTTCCTATAGTCCATGTACCATCTTCTCGATTGAAAAATCCTTTAACCAACTGTCTTACTAAGTATTCAGGCGAACCTTTGAGTTTAGGTTTATTCTCATCGTTCGGCTCATCATCTTCAGCTGGCGGAGTAGTACCCGGTTCTGGAGGAGCAGCACCTGCTTCAGGAGGTGGTGTTTCTTCCGGTGGAGTTTCTTCCGATGATTCAGGTTCTTCCGGTTCTGTAGATTTTGGCATAGATGGACTATTAGCAGTTTTATGATCTGGCATATCTAATTTGAGATCATGTAATGCTTGTGTGTCGCCTTTCTTTTTTAACCACATGCTAACTACTGTTTTCAACTCACCAAGGGGTGCAGCATCTTTTATCATCTGTTCTAATTCATCGTCATGTAATTCGATGCTGTCGAGTGCTTCGAGACCAGCAGTACCATCCGGTCCTACTTCTTTTGTATTATTTAGAATTTCTTCTAATTGATGTATCACATCGTCTGGTAAATGACCTTCGGCAATTTTAGAAGTCCACTCATTGAATTCTGCAAATTCTTTAACTTCTTTTGCAGTTTCGCAACGGCACTTGCTTTCGGGCATATTGCATTTGTGACATTTCTTTTCTTTAGTTTCGCCTACATATTCATCCAAATTAACTGTATTAGTTTCTTGCATGATACGATGTATTAATGGAAAGAATTGTACAAGATCTTCACTAAAAGAACTAACAGTAAACTTATTCTTATAATCTTCCATAGTGGTTTGATCGAGAATAATATGGTCGTTATTTGGTTGATAGCTATTCTTCCAGTTATCATAATGATGTTGTTTAGATAATTGATGCATCAAATCTCTAAGTTGTTGCAGTTTGGCACTAGTTCTTTCGACTATCTCATTAACTCCGCCTTGCATACTATCATGTAAATTTCTAGTATGTTTATGTAATGCAGTTAATTGAGCAATTTCTTCGCTAAGTCCGATAATAGCTTGACCATGCATATCATGAGGACGGCCACCATTGGCCACATGACGAAGCATTGCTTTAGCTCCTGGTAAGTGTATGAAAGGATATTTAAATCTTTCACCTTCCGAGTTTTCGATGAACAGTCCTTTAATATTTCTACTACGAGATCCCATTTGATGTTCATCAACAGGGCCATGATGCTTAACAATTAGACGTGCACTTTCTAATGGCAAGTAGCTACGCATTGAGCTGCCATACATTCTATTTTCTGCCATAACTTCTTCCTTAGTTCCAGTAGATGCGAGATATCTAAAATCATTCTTATCAAGGTTACGTTTTGTAATATCTCTAGTATCGAATCTCAATAATCTCTGTTTTGAGAAATATCGCATTTCTCTTAAAAATTTAAACCATACTTGGTGTATTAAGGGATGTTGATCTTCTAAAATTCCTTGTGTATAGAATATTTTTAGTGATCCTCTCTCATTGATACTAACGCTTACTCTTCCTAGATTATGACCTTCATGAACAAAATCAAAATCAAAAAACCTTGCTGCGCGTGGATCAATAGTGACATCACCATCTTCGTCGCCCATTTCTAAATTAGAGAAACGGCTACGTACCTTATCAAATAAATCTTGAGAAATTAACTCGATTGCTTGCATAGTATTGTATTTATGTTTAATATGAACTTATATAAATGGGCATTGGTAGGTCATATTCTTCTAAACCAGTATGATCCCGCATCTTTTCGTAAATAGATGGATCCCAATCCTGTAATAAAAGAATCATGCGAACTGCTAATAATATGCTTGATACTAAGTCATCGTGTTGACCAGTTTTAGCTTTAAATGTAATTCCAGCTGCTACGAATGTTTTCAATTCGCTAATCAATGGTTTACTATAAATCTTAATTTGACGACTTTCGATCAATTGTTTTAACTTAGCACAAGCACTTATTTTAGCTGAATGTGTAGTATTAAACCCTTTACGGAATCGTCTTACATGCCCTTTCTTAATCGGTTCACTAAGGAATAATCCAGGAAATGATTCTTCTCCTAGCTCTGTAATAGCTACTAATCCTGCCTCACCTACTGCATTATTTTCTATCGAATAATAGATGCTACTAGAGGCGCCTGCTTTATTACATTCTTCATCAACATATTTTGCCATATCTCGTAAAATACGTACTTGGTTTTGAATCGGAGTCATGTTATGATGCCATTCGGCTACTTGCTCTAATGTAGGTATTTCTAATACCTGTATTGCAGCATAATCGCCGCCTGTTCCTAAACTAGGATCTAGACTAAAAATATATGTATTTGCAGGATTAATTTTCTTATACCAACGGGCTTGGCCCATTTTCATTAAAGGATCTTTTCCTTCAAGATCAGACAAGCTAATGCTATTAATTAATGTTTCGTCAAAAATTAAGAATTTACATTCATGTTCACGTTCAAAACGTTCAATACCAACACGACTACGTTCAGTATTAGCCCATGTTTCATCGCGATCCGGATGCTGGCTCCATATAGCCATGTAGGGATAAAACCCGTTACGTCCTAATTCGGTTTCGTCGCCATATTCGTCAAACCTCTTGTTGGCTTCATTCCATATTTGTGCAAACTGATCTTCATCACTGTTAGGTGTGCTAGTAATAATAGCTTTACCACCAGTTGCTAAAGTAGGGCTAATGGAGGTCCAGAATTCAACAGCGATATTTGGTTCTACGTAAGCAAACTCATCACAATATAGTAAAGATACAGACATACCACGTCCGGTAGTTTCTGTAGTTGTTTGTGCTACAATACGTGACCCATTTTCAAATTCTATACTTTGCTTATTGTAACTAGTAACACCTGCACGTATATTATCTGGGCACATTTCGTACGCATAACGCAAGCGCTGCATGATTTCTTGTGCGCCAGTATATTTGTGTGCCGCAATCAATATAGTACTACTAGGTACAAACATAGCATACCAAAGTAGATAGCCTACTGCAGTTGTTGTATTGTGAGTAGGAATTAGAGTTTCTCCACATAAAAACATGTGGTCATGGTTATCAACTTGTAAACATCTTACCG